TCCATAATTTCTATATCCTCCGGACCAGTTCCACTATAATATCTCTTTCTTTGTCTTGTAGGTAAATTCATTAAACCCCCTCTAGCTGCAACTGCAGTAAAATCTGTAACATCTGCTTTTTTGGTTGGAAGGTTTGTTATTTCCATAGGCGTAAGATTCAAGTCGATAGCCGCTTGTGCCTCTTGGCCAGCTGCTTCTTTTTGTGCCATATAGTCTTTATAGGCTTGTTCTGATAATTCGTTTAGTTCTTTTTGACTTTTATAATCTAGATAGGACTTACCAAGTGACGTTGCAGTTTTTACGACGGGATCAATAATATGTTTATATTCATCGTAATAGTCCTTTGCGTCTTCGATGTATTCCCAAACATTTTTTCCCATAATTTCTAATTCCTTATTGTATGATTATATATAAAAATCGCAGGGATTTTACCTGAGCTTATCACTTTACTTGTTTTTTTAGCGATCGTCAATATCATCTTATATTTTACTACCCGCTCCAACATTAATTTGAGCTACCTTAATATGTACATCTCTTCTAATATGTTCTCTTTTAGTGGCTGTTGTAACGTCATTTACATCATCGTCAGCTTCTTTGTCTGACATATACTCTTGGCCCGTTTCCTGGTTGGTAAGAGTTACCTCTACTTCTGGCTTGATAAAATGAACCTTTTTACCGTCTATTTCTTTGTATTCACTGCTAGCTTCTTGTTCAATAAATGGCATAATTCTCCTATGATCTGCTCGTTTGTAATACTGAAGCAGTCATTTTTATAACATTTCCTGTGGCACATTGCATCTTTATTTTATCCCCTGCTTCGAGAATAATTATATTGTTAAAGGTTAATAAATCAATACTACCACTTGCATTAATACTTACTGTGTCCCACTCATAATCAGTACCGGCCGATCCATCATATACTTGAATATCCACATCTAAAGCTCCACTATGAGTATTATATAATTTTATACTTTTAATAAGAGAAGTAGTCTCTGTCGGGGTTTCATACATATCATGATATGAACCAGCGGGGGTAATCTTTGCTTGAATATTTTTATATACGTTAGCCATTATGTTAAAAAGAAATTAAACCTTTCTTGATCTTCTTTATCCGGTTGCATGTATGTTGAATTTAACTGTTCTATAACTGAACTAATAGCTCTGTTGATTTGTCTTTGATTATCTTCGGTATATTCTTTTCTAGGTTCCGGTAATCTTACTACTATTTTAGCCATTATCTTCTCCCATCCGCTTGAACATCAACTTGGAAAGTACCGTATCTCCAGTCTTCTCCGGCGTTTTCATTTGCAATTTGTAGATTAGCATATCTTCCTCGAGCCCTTGTGTCAAATTTTGTTGAAGACGAGGTAACACTAAAAGGACTTAGAGCACTATCTGTAGAAGAATTAGATGGATAATCTTTTATTCCAACAGTTACTTTAGCAGTTCCTGTTAAAGTTTTAAAATCCGGAATAAATCTTCTCATTGCGACGAAATATTCTCCCATCCCTTTATCCGTTTGAATAGCAAAATCATAAGATTGCAACGAAGAAGTTAGTGCTGTTGTGCTTCCATCAGGATTAATTTGATCGGTTCCTGTTTCTTGTTGAAAAAATACACTCTGGCCTAATCCCGTTTCCCCAATAATACTGGGATAACTACCTGTAGAAGAGCTGTTAAATTGTGTTGCGTAAGGTTTAGGATAAACAATAGAATCAATCCATGTAGTTCTAATTGAATTAGTATTTATTCCCGTATACCAAACACCTGTGGGTAGTTGAGTTTTTTCTCCATAATTAAATACTACATATTTGTCATTATATGTTTCCCCTTGACTGGGGTAATACCAAATAACTTCAGTAAATAAGTTATTAATTCCTGCAGAGACTTGTTGTCCTTTAGTAGTGTCAAAGTCTCCATAAACATAATCTTCTACTGAGCAGGATAAAGTATTAACAGTACCATCAAATGAGAAGAAACCATTATTTCCCATCCAATAAGCTACACCATCTATTTCAACTACTGCATTTTGACCTAGAAGACCACAGTTGGTTCCTACTTGTTCGAAGCCAAAAGTAAATGGAGCTCCAACAAATTTCATAGAATATAAAGCATTATCCGTCCAGATCAGTATATTCTCTTTTCCTTTAATGGCCCCCATAATTTTTGTACCATCTTGAAGTCGTTGAGTACCTGCACTATTATCTGCAGTCGGTGCAAAAGTATTTAAAGCTTCTTGATCGGAAAACCTAATAAACATATCATCCTGAGTAGATGCTGTACCAACAGTTGTTTCTGTTCCACAATGAATTAAGTGTCGAGTAGTTGGAGAAACTAAACTCATTCTAGTAGCCGTTGGATTTCCCGAACTTCCACTAATGGCTGTTACATAATTAGTAGTTAAGCCAGAGGCTTTAGTCGTAAATCTAGCAGATCCACTTACACCTGAGTTCCAAGTATATGTTTTACCGTTAGCAATAGTTGCAACTAAAACTTCACCCCAGTTACTTAGTGACCAGAGACCCGGTTCTAGTGTAACGTCAGAAGCATTAACTGCATTTCCCCATGGTGTATAGTTGGTTGCATTATAAACGGCTGTTGCATCTGCATGAGTTTGGCCGTTCGAAGTTCCTACTGTTGCAGTTCCGTAAGCACCCCTGGTGATTGTTGTTAAATCGTTTAATGAAATAGCACTGTATTTAATTAATTCACTGTCGACTAAAATAGTTCCATTGGTTGAAGTAAATCCAGTTGTTGAATCTAAAGTTACACTGGTACCTACTCCCCCTGTACCGGCGGTATCGGCCAATAAGGCTCCATCTAATTCATCAGTTTGAACTCCCGCTATAATTCCTCCATAACTACCCACTCCAAATCCATATCCATAAGTTTGTGCTGCCGGACCCACAGTTGCATAAGGTTGAACTTTCATACTTCCACCTGTGGCCACCACAGAAGAAGCTTGATTTAAAGAGTTGATAGTAAAAGTTACAGAAGTTGGAACCGATAAAACTTGAAATTTTTTATCTTCAAAATCAGTTGCAGATAGACCTGTTCCTCCGGGTAAAGTTACACCGTCTAAAACAAAAATATCACCCACCTCTAAATTATGATCAGAGGTTGTTGTGATAGTACATGTTTTAACGGTGGTACTATCTGTCGCTAATGTGGAACTTGTAAATTCGCTTTGCGCCCCCGCATTATCAGAACGCCAAGGTGTTATATCGTAAAGAGTTCCTTCAAAATATATAAGTAGAAATTTATCGGTACCAATAGCAACATATTTATTACCATCATTATCGACAAAAGCGTGTTGCTTTCTTGCGACCCCAACAATTGTATCTGTTAATAAAGAAGACCATCCTCCTACTTTTTCCGGAAGACCGTATCTCCATCTTACATTATCTGAATCTATCCAACGATCGGTTGCTCCAACAGCAGTGTCCTGCTTATCGACACCCGGCTGAAATTTCATTTCAAAGAGCGACATTTTTTAGCTCCTACGAAGTATAATTACTTTTATAAGCCCAGCCTCTAGTGGCATCTACATAGACTAAAGTAAGGGATTGACCATTATTGCTTAAAGTTAAATTAGAGGCAGCCGTATTAATAGGATTTCCATTTCGATCTACAGTTAAATTATTAGATCCAAAAGTACCTCTTGCATCAACAATAGCTACTTCGTCTCCAGCAGAGGGAGAAGCGGGAAGGGCAACTGTAATTGTGGATGATGTTGTGTTTGCTAAAATTTGAGCACCGGCAACGGCAGTGTAAGGACTATTAGAATCTGTAATAGTTGCATACCCTTTTTCCAGAACAGTCACTACTGTCTGTGTTCCATTTGATTTACATAAAACTGTTGAACCCGGTGGAATAGGTTGTGTGGTTCCTGAAGCCGTTAAAACTCCAACAGTATAATTGGAAGTTCCTCTAACGGTATCGTCTTTCATAACCCAGACTCTTTCGGCAGTACCCGGCATTGTAACAGTTCTGTTAGCTGCTAAAGTACCATAAAGTCTGTAATAAATATTTTTACCTGTTGAAGTAGCTCCATCCGTTAAAACAAGTGTCGAGCTAGCCGCAGAGATGTCTACATCTAATACCCCTGTTGAAGTTTGTTCTATAATTTGTAAGTTTGTATTAGTTATAGTTCCCCACAAACCGGCTTTTTCACCAGTCGTGATTAATTCTAATTGTGCGTTTGTTGAATAAGTTGATGCCATAATATTAACTTGGGTCTATTGGTACCCAGACCATAGTAGCCCCCGGTATAATTTCACTCCATGTTATCGCTTGTGCCGTTCCTGTAGAAAGCGCAAAGGCGCCGCCTGTAGGAGTTACATTTGCGTCAGCTGTTATTGTAACAGTTCCTGAAGTAATTACAACACTATTTCCGGAAGGGGTATAGTTGGCATCAGCACTAACCGACACCGTTCCCGTTCCTAGAGTTACCTGAGATCCTGTAGGGCTGACATTAGCATCCGCGGTAATAGTAACTGTTCCAAAACCTAAAACAACATCTGAACCATCGGGAATCTCAACTATCGAATCTGCTGTAATTCCAGGATTACCAATACTAATAGATAACTGCGTTTTCGCAGCCGTAATAGTTACGTTGTTTTGATTTGTAATGGACGCAAAAGGTAAAGATGCAAATCCGTAATCACTTCCAAAGAGCATGGTTACGCTCCGTTGTCGATGATGTTATTGCCCTCTATCTTGGCCCATTCTTGGATTTCCTGGTAATCTGTGTTTGGATTTATTTTTAATATTGCGTTTATAACTGTATTTTTTATCATAAATTATCCATTTAGTTCGTTATAT